CGGTCGGACCTGTGGGGCCCGTAGCTCCAGCCGCGCCAGCGCTGCCTGCTGGACCGGTCGGACCTGTGGGGCCCGTAGCTCCAGCCGCGCCAGCGCTGCCTGCTGGACCGGTCGGACCTGTGGGGCCCGTAGCTCCAGCCGCGCCAGCGCTGCCTGCTGGACCGGTCGGACCTGTGGGGCCAGGCGTGCCTACTACAGCTCCGGCAATGCGCCACTCCGAATCATAACCCCCGGCCCCGTCGTCCTTGCTGACCAGCACAGCGCCCCCGCGCGTAATGCGGGGGATAGACCCGTCCGCTTGACGGCTAACGAGCCGAGCAGATACGGACGGGGTTTGGGTCGGATTACGCATAGCGCCTTAAAGGATAGTGATATTAGTAGTGCTGAAGGTGGCGCGGGCCCTGATACCCGGGTCCAGGTTGCTCGTAGTAGCTGGGCTCGGAGTGAACGCTAGCTCAAAGGTAGGCACGTCCACCACGCCAGTCACGGTTAGCGCCGCGCTACGCAAGTGGAGCGCAATCACCAGGTCCGCAATACCGTAATCGGCGCCGCTGGCTACAATAGCCTCCTTAACCAGGTCCGCCCCACCTACCGGGAAATCAGCTGTAGTGGTAAGCGCCACGTCAATGTAGACCGGGCGTAGAGTAACGCGCGAGAAGTTTACAATTTGCGAGTCTCCGTTATCGTCAATGGCCGTGCCTGACTCGCTACCATAGGTGGCAATGCCCGCGGGCTTGCCGTCCCAAATGATTTGCGCGATAAGGTCATTATCGATAGTGGGCGTATCTCCGTCGTCTATCAGAACCTCGAAGCTGTGGGGCGGTAGACTGTCTACCGTAACATCGTCAGTGTTCTCCAGCACGGCTACGCTACGCATGTCAGACAGGGCCTCGTTAGAGGACACGTCCAGTAGGTCAGCCTTGATAGCGGCCAAAGTGCTACCGCCACGTAGGGCTAGCTGGTCCTCACGGCGCTGGCGCAAGATAATGTCATTGTCAATATTACGCCCCACGTCCGCGTCCTCAGCGTTCGTCACGCTGTTCCAGCCGCCAATGGCGTTGACGATTACCGTCAGCGTTCCGTTACCTGCAACGGTCGGCCCGGTCTGGGTACACTCCGCGTCCACTTGGAAATCATCCGTAATGCCGGAGCTGTTCGTAACGTCTACGAGCGTTTCAAAGATGATATCCGGACGCGCGCTGTGAGCTACGAGCGAGCCCGCCGGTACCGTAACCCCGTCGTCCAGGTTTAGCGTTAGCTCAGCTTCGCTTTTCTTAGCGGCGCGGCGCTCGGTACCAGTCAAGGCGGCCAGCACAGTCAGCAGGTAGTCAGCCGCCGCGTCCGGGTCAAAGCCATGGTAGCAGGCCTCCAGCAGCTCCCAGCACTCCGCCAGCCCGCTAGCGAAGGTACCGTTAAGCTGGCCTAGCTCGGTCTCCGTTGCCGTGTCTAGCAAAGCCCCGAAGGCCGCGCGCTGCTTATCGCCAATGCCCTGGAGAATATCCTCCAGGCGCTTAATCACGAAGCCTTGCGGCGTAATTCCAAAAGCCATGGTGGATACTCCTAAATCTCGATAGTGGTACTCTTGGCCAGGTCAGCCTGAGTAATGGTCTCTCCGTCCTTGACCCCAGCTCGGAAGGTGGGGGTTAGGTTGCGTGTAGAGCGGTCAAAGGCCAGGCTGAGCGCGAACAAGGATGAGATAGCGGGGCTACGGGTAATGGCCCGCCGATAGATGGTTTCGAGCAAGCCCAGGTCCGGCGTAGCGCCTATGATACGTTCCCAGTAGGGCAGTCCTTCGAGCTTGTTTAGAAACCACTCCCCCAGGAAAAAGCTCAGGGTGCAATCCAGGCGTTGCGCCGCGTATTGCTTCGTAGTGGTAGTGAAGCGGAGACCCTTGCTCAGGTCAATGTCTCCGTCCGCGCCGTGCAAGATACTAAAGGGTATGGCCATTACTGCTCAGCTTTCAAGTTCGAGGCAGCCACAGCGGCGGCCCAGGCAGCGTCACCCACAGGCTCCGGAGGAAACAAGTTAGTCCAGGTGCCTTGCAGAGCAATCCAAGGGGCCGCAGCTGTAGACGGGGCCGCAGCCGCGCCAGCTGCTAGCAGCGTGTCCAGGATGGTTCTGAGCTTGCTTGCCGTGACTACTGGGTCTAGCGCCGTAGCACCTACCTCCACGCCCGCGCCCGTGAAGTGCAAGCGCGAAGGGTTAGGGCCACCCGAGGTAGGAACGCCTATGCTATTGTCCGTATCCTTGCCAGTGTCTTTCTTAGCCTTGAACCCCGGGTAGGCCTTCGGGTAGCTCAGAGACTGGGGCCGCAAGTCCTGGGGCGTAGCAACGCTACCGGTGTTACGATAACCAGAATGGCTGTAAGTAGAAAAGACCAGGTCCACTCCGTCCCCTGGAGCTAGCGTCCCGCTAATGCTGAGCGCGGCACAGCTGGGCCAAATGACCGGGACGTTTTGGATAGGGTTGATTTCCTCGGCTACGATTTCGTCCTCAGCGTTGTAGCGCGCACGGCGCGTGGCTGGCTGTATCGTGGCCGTCTCTGAGTCAGCATCGTAGCTAACCACGATGCCCGGCATGCTGACCTGAATGTCCGCGCGCTCGGACGCAATGGCCCTACGGATTAACTCCGCCAGTTCTGGGTCTGCCTCTTGTCCAGCCATAGCTTATCCAATCTTCGGTAGGTCACCTTTTTTCGTAACGGCTTGGAAATTACAATACCACTGGTCTGAGTAATTGTCGAAATCAAAGTCAGTTTTGGCCAAGATGAATTGACCGGACACGAAAGCTGAGCTAACGCGCGCGAGCCGCCCAGGCACAAGGTCTAGCCCCGCGCCAGCCTTGAACAGCAGGCATTGCCCAGACAGAACGCCCTTGTTTGAAATGGCTGGGCTACCAATGAGCCCCGTGCTGGGGTTCAGCTCGATAGCGAAGCCGTCAGCAGCCGCGCCAATCTTTCGAAGCTGGAGCGTCTCATCCTGGATTGACCATTCGTAGCCGCAGCTCCGTAACAGGTGGCTCAGCTCATTCGCGGCGGAGCCCGAGACTACCGCGCCGTCTACGAACAGGTTAGCGGTTTTGCCAGCGTCCAGCAGCTTGCCCACCTTGTCCGAGTTACCGGGGTTCAGGCCTAGCGCTTGGACGATACGCCTAAGCACGTCACTCGTTTTGGTTTTGGGCCCGAAGTTAATATTAACGCGACTGGACTGTTTCTTGTCTCCGCCGTCCGTGGTGCTCAGCGTGGTTACGATATCACCCGTAGCTGGTAGAACTTCGTGAGAGACGAAAAGGACCTTACCGTAAAACAGCTGGGTCATTCCCTCACGGCCCGTACCGTAGCCAGCGGCCAGCTTAACTAGCGGAGTCTTGACCTGGGTTAGCTGTGCGCGGTGCTCCGGGCTAAGACCATAGACCTTAACCTCACAGGTGTTAGGCTCTGGCTTGTAAGTCTTAGTGGCCTTGCCTGAAATGCGTAGCTCGGGGTTAACAGCTATGGTGTCTACTTCAAGCTCAATCCGGCGCTTAATGAGCGAGGCCATTAGAGCCCCGCCAGTTCCGCCGCGTCAAAGTAGAAAAGCTCTACCGCTGTGCCCAGCTCAGTGTAGCCAGCGTAGGCAATCTGGCCGCTAGGGTCTAGTGCGTATACTTCACCCTTGGGCATGCCCTCCTGAAACTTGAAGCGCCCGAACAGCGGCCGGTTAGTAACGACCTTGCGAGACATGACCAGGGGCACGCCTTCAGCATCGCTGAGGGAAATGAACCAGGCACCTTCCCGTCCGTTCCAATTGAAGTCCAAGAGGAAGGCCGAGCCGTCTAGGTTAACGCGCTGGTTCCAGGAGCTGGCGCCTTGCTGGGTAGTAATCTTAGTAATCATTAGCTGCCTCCAAACGACTTGACGAGCGCGCGTAACGCCGTGGTCTTATCTCCTTCACCCTGAGCAGCCGCGCCGTCAGCGCTTGCCGTTTTCTTGGGAAGGCCTCGGGGCTCAGCCGGGAGCGGCGTAGCCAGCGCTATGTCCGATTCTACGAACTTCATTTGCTTAGCGTCAATGACCACGCTTCCGCCGTCTCCGTCCTCAGGCTTGCGGCTAAACCCAGCCTTCGTAATACCCATGTTCTCCGCGCGGCCAAAGCTAAACTTGATATTGATTAGCAGCCCTTCGGTTTGAAGCCGGCGGACCAGCTCTAGCGCCGCGTCCAAGCGCTTCGGCTGGCGCTCGAACTTGAGGACGGTCATGTGGGTAGGCTCGCTCGGGCCGCCCAGGCCGATAGCATCGCCCAGCGCGCCCACGCCAGCGTTTACCAGGTTGCTCACGCCGAACAGGCTCGGGCGCTTGGCGGGCTTGATAGGTAGCTTCTCACTGCTCAGCTTGCCTGGGTTATCCGGGTCCAGGTCTCCGCGAATGGGCGAGCCGGAAAAGAACATGGTGAACGTTCCTTCCTCTAGCTGCTTCCGGTAGTGGTCCGTAACGTTGGCGCCTTTCTCTACCGCGTGCTCAGTCACCACGGCCGGAAGCTCCAGGCCCTCAGCCTCAATCACGTCCGCGTAGAGCCGGGAGACCGCGCCGTTAGCTTCGGTCCACTCGATATACGGAAGGTCTGATAGTGGCTTCATTACTTCTGCTCCAGACTCTGTAGCGCGCTACGCATTTGGCCTTGCTGCAAACCGATAGCAGCCTGGCGGGTTAGCTCACGCGCCTGGGTTCCGTTGACTCCGGGCGGTAGCGTGACCTGGACCGGAGCGTTAAT